CAAATATTCTACCTTTACGCCGATCAATGTGGTGAATGAAAATGCACTCGCAGTGGCAAAGAAAATAGCAAGTTGTGAAAAAATAATTTCCTCTTCCTTACACGGAATTATTGCTGCTCATGCTTATGGTATACCTGCAGCTTGGGTAGAGTTTTCTAAGTTACATGGAGATGGGATAAAATTTCAAGATTATTTTGCTTCTGTTGGAATAAAGAATGCCCCTAAATCTACACCAGAAAAACCGATATACATCGATCCTGGTAAAATTGATCTTGATCCTATAAGAGAGATATTTCATAATGAGTCAGTTTGATTATCTCATCGATAAGATTGATAGAGGCGACTTCAGCACGTATCCATTCAAACACCTATATCTGGAAAATTTTTTATCGAAGGAACACTTCGACATTATACAGTCCTGTGATGAAATCAATATACCCATACAGAAAAATGTTAGAGAGTTGGTAGAAACTCTAATCAAATATGATTATCGCCCAGTTGAATTTCCTGGATGTGTGACCGATATTGAATCTTATATTCGTTATTGTGAAGGCGATAACGTCAGACCTCCAGAACACACAAGAGAACTGACCGAAGGATTTGGTATGTCTATGAGACTTGCGAAATATAGCAGTCACATTGTAAAAGAACTGATAGACTTTCTTAACTCCAAATTTTTTCTTGACACGATTAAAAACAAGTTTAATCGAAAAGGCGAGGTTCGAGTTGAAACAGCAATACAAAAGTATTTGAGTGGGTATGAAATTGCGCCGCATCCAGACATTCGAAAAAAATGTTTGACTTACATGTTAAATATAAACACTTCTGATGATTCTGAAAAACTCAATATACACACTCATTATATGAAATTCAAATCCAATAAGGAATACATAAAAACATATTGGAAAGAAAATTCTAATGTTGATCGATGCTGGGTGCCGTGGGAATGGGCAGAAACTTCTTCGATACAAAATAAAAATAATAGCATAGTGTTTTTTGCTCCAGACAATGACACACTACACGGAGTGAAATTGGATTACGATCATCTACTTTTCCAACGAACTCAAATTTATGGAAACTTGTGGTATACTAAACACTCTAAACTAACCCCTGCCATTTGGAAAAATTTGCCATGATAAACAGTAAGGTTGAACATTGTAAAACGCTTGAAGAGTTTTACGAAGAAATAAGACAGCAACAAGAAGAAGCGCACGGTGAAGATTACTGCGCGCAACATCTCGCCCTTCAAAAACTCATGAAAGAGTGTCGAAGTTACCGAGAACTCGGAACTCACCAAGGTGGTACTGCCGCATGTGCCATGTTATGCAATCCATCGACAGTTGACCTAGTTGACATCTCGCTTGAAAAATACAACAAGTCGAAACACTTGTTTGAAGAATATGCTGAAAGAAATAACATAAGATTGAGAACGCACGAAATGTCATCGACCGATGTTAATTCCAGAGGACCGTGCGACCTCTTGCTAATCGACTCCCTTCATCATCCTAATCATTTAAACAAGGAATTACATGTACACGCTGACTATGTTCGCAAGTACATCATACTTCATGATACTGAAGTGCTTCACGGAAAACCAAATACTGCGTTGTATCAGGTAGCAGAATTATTCTGCGGTCAAATAAACCCTTGGGTTATCAAAGAAAGAAACAAAAATAACGTAGGATATACTGTACTCGGCAACACTTTGAATACTTAAGATAACGAAGGACTCATAGAATGAAAACTTTTGTCATTACCCTCCCCGATGAATGGGAATCAGAATCTAAGAAGGCAGCACAACGCTGTATCGACTCTATAGAAAAAACGGGCAGTCCTCTTGACGCAACTATCTTTGATGCTACCACGCCTCCTACGATACGTGAGGGAATGTTAGAAGCGTTCGGTAAGCAAGTCGAGTGGACTTGGCCGATAGACGAGAATCATGATGGTTATGATTTGAAGACTGGTCTATATAAAAGAAAGTATGCGGCAAGGGATCATCTTCGTGTTATTTCTTGCGCGTTGAGTCATGCTAGATTATGGAAGAAATGCATTGACATTGAAGAAGAAATAGTTATATTAGAACATGATGCGTTCTTCGTTCGAAAGTTTGATCCAGCAATACTTGACGGTTGGGAATGGGGTGCGGTAGGTTTAAACGATCCACGCGGAGCAACACGAAAGGCAGGAAAATTTCACGAGATGCTTCAGGCATCAGCAACGGACGCGCCGAAGTTACATAGGATTCCGCGTATCGATGAATCACATGAAGTCTTTTTGCCCATGGGTCTAGCAGGTAATAGCGCATACGTGATTAAACCTGAGGCGTGTAAGGAGCTGCTCGATAAGGTACACGATATTGGTTTATGGCCGAACGATGCGTTGATGTGCTCTCATCTATTTAAATGGTTGAGAGTGATCACGCCATATTATACGCGAGTACAGGGAACACAGTCCACGACGACGAGGTGAAAGTGAAGGCATTTGTAATTACTTTAACGGACTTAGAAGAATCGATGCAGGTCGCTCAACGCTGTATATGGTCTGCTAAGAAATATGGCGCAGAGGTCAAGGTATTTGATGCCGTCCGCGCCATTGACGCTCAGGCAGCGCGTGAGAGCGCAGGAATACCCATCGATGGGTTTCGCGGCAAGTACTCTAGACTGAATAACGTAGTCGCTTGCTTCATGAGTCACTATGCTTTATGGAATCAATGCGCAGAAAGCAACAAGAACATTTTTATTCTAGAGCACGATGCCGTGTTCGTTAATAGCATTCCTACGGTTGACTTTAAAGGATTGCTATCACTAGGCAAACCCAGTTATGGCAATTACCGGAATCCCTCGATGATCGGTGTAAATGAATTAACCTCTAAATTTTATTTACCAGGAGCGCATGCGTATATGCTAAAACCATATGCGGCGAGAGCGTTGATTGAAAAGGCAAAGAAAGAGGCATGTCCGGCAGACGTGTTTCTACATAAAGATCGATTCAGTTTTCTTGAGGAATACTATCCTTGGCCAGTAGAAGCGAAGGATTCGTTCAGTACGGTACAAAACGAAACTGGCATTCAAGCAAAACACCAATACCAAAACGCACCTGATTTATACAAACTGCTATGAAGATTAATTTACTCACCGTCTGTACTGATGTCTACCCGATAGAGTATGCGCGAAAGATCATTCAGCGTGTAGAAGATTTGAGTGACTTTGACATCACACCATACTGTTTGACGGATAGACCTACCGAAGTAGAAAAGTTTGCGACTCCTATCGTGCGGAAAGAAGGCATCAGGGGTTGGTGGAATAAGATGATGTTACACGATCCGGATCTGCCTTCTGGTTGGAATCTATACCTTGATATAGACATAGTCCTGATAAAGAACTTCGATGAAGAAATACAATATGCCATTGACGCAGATAAAAGAATCGCTTGTGTTTCTGACGCGATAGGTTGGATGAATAATAAGTTCAGTTCCTCTATGATGTTATACCGTACAGGCGCACTAGAAGAAATCTATCATAAGTTTCGCAGAGACCTAAGCGCAGACCTGCAGAACTTTAGAGGCGGTGATCAGGTTTGGACTGGTCAATATCTCAAAGATACTGATGTACTATATATTGATGAGACCTATCCCAATCTGAAAAAGAATCTCAAGTTTCACTTGGGCGAGAAGGTCTTCGGGCAATGGATATTCCCTCCGGTCATATCCAACGAGATCAAGATGGTAGATTGCGGAGGAAGACCTAAACCGCATGAATTACCTCATTTGAAATATATTAAACACAATTGGGTGAATGTGTAAATGTCAAAAACAATTCATATCATAGGCAACGGCGATAATTCTGTTCTTTTTAATGACAAATGTAAAGGAACGAGGATAGTTTGTAACCTTCCTCCGTTTGAAGTCAGTAACGTATACGCGACCACCATCGTCGACTTCAAAATGATGAGTGCGATTACCGAAGGTAGCGTAAACTTAGATGGATTCGAATGGATTCTTGGTAATCGTCCAAAGGTGTGGATGGATAACCACCCTATGCTATATCTCAAGAAGGCACCGCTGATAAAAGAGTTCTATTTGACTGTGCCTAAATATGCAGGTAATGCAACCAACTTCAACTGCGGTCACATGGCAACGCATTATGCCGCCAACAGGTTGAAGGGAACAGAGATTCATATGTATGGTTTCGATTCCATATTCGATCACAACATGCGGTCATATACTGACGTTGTCCTTTCTAGCGATCGCAGTAATAATAACAACCACCGTCTTCTAAACAACTGGCGACCTATATGGTTTCATATCTTTAAAGAGTTTCCGGACGTTCAGTTTGTTCTCTACCATAAACACGCGAACTCAAAGATTAATCTTCCCGAGAATGTTGCCGTTAGAAATAGTGTTTGACATTTGATTTTAAATAGTATACAATATGATAAATTATGGAGGAAACTATGAATCATAAACCAACACGTGAGTGGATCATCAAGGAGATGCGCAAAGGTATCGTCGAGTTTTCATTTGAAAAGAAAGACGGCGAACTGCGTGAGATGAGAGCAACACTGGTTAATCAAGTCATGCCTGAAGATAAGATACCGCAGACTGATTATAATGCGATTGCTAAATCACACCCTGACGTTATACGTTGCTTTGACGTTGAGATTAAGGAGTGGCGCTCTTTTAATATCTCGAAACTCAAATCTTATGATGGAATCAAGAAACTCCTATGAGCGATAACTTCTTAAACAAAAAGCGATTCTCTAAGATGATAGAGGACGCTGTTCTTGATAAGAATATGTCATACATGGATGCTATCATCTATCTGTGTGATAAAGTGAATCTTGAAGTAGAGGACTGCAAGAAATACACTTCTAATGTCATTCGCGAGAAACTTAGAGTAGAAGCGATGAACCTCAACTTCATGCCAAAGGAGGACGAACTCCCCCTTGACTAAAGTATTGACGTCTGATTTTAAATCAGTATAATATATGATGTTCGTTATGATTACGTGGACAAAACTTACACACTGTATACAAGGAAAAAATATATGGATCTTTCTAAACTCAAGTCGAAGTCCTTCGACATCTCTAAACTCGTAGAAGAAGCGCAAAAGGTATCTGGCGGCGAACAGAAGTCAGGTAGCGATGAGCGCCAATGGAAACCCACCGTCGACAAGGCAGGTAATGGTTATGCTATTATTCGTTTCCTTCCTGCGCCAGACTCAGAAGTTCCATGGACTCGTTACTGGGACCATGGGTTCAAAGGACCAACTGGTAAGTGGTATATCGAGAAGTCTCTGACTTCTATCGGTCAAACTGATCCGCTTGGTGAGATGAACAGCAAACTCTGGGCAACGGGAACCAAAGAAAATCAGGAAATCGTTCGTCAGCGCAAGCGTCGACTGCACTATGTCTCCAACATTATGGTTGTTAGCGACCCCGCTAATCCTGATAATGATGGAAAAGTATTTCTCTATGAGTTCGGTAAGAAGATCTTCGATAAGATCATGGATCTGATGCAACCATCGTTCCCCGATGAGCAACCAGTAAATCCTTTCGACCTTGACCGAGGCGCTGACTTCGTGTTGAAGATTCGCAAGGTAGAAGGTTATCGTAACTATGATAAGAGTGAGTTCCGTTCTTCCTCTGCTCTGTTCGATGGTGATGAAGGCAAGCAAGAGAAAGTAGCAGACGCACTTTATTCTCTCGCCGAGTTTACTGACCCCAAAGCATATAAGACTTATGCTGAACTGAACCGTAAACTTCTGGACGTTCTTGGCGAAAGCACGGCACGTTCGAACCAAGTAGAAATCGAAGAGGAGTTGGCACCAGAACCAAAGTCAGCAGAACCTGAGGTTCCTACTGTATCCAAGTCCGTTGAGGATATTGCTGAGGTGGAAGATGAAGACGATACCATGTCTTACTTCCAAAAGTTAGCGCAAGCAGACTAATCGGCACTTTGTAGTATAAACCCGCTTCGGCGGGTTTTTTTTATCTCGCGCCAAACTGACTTGCGTACCGATCAGAAGTATCAGTTGATGGAGGCATCGGCATCGTAGTCTGATTGGTGATGGTAGCATTAGACACATTATTATTTGTTGCGGCGACGATTGATGTTCCGCCAGATGCCGCGCTGGTCGCTGCTTTAATCTGAGCAGTTACGTCTTGCAGTTGACCCGTCAAAGAAGCGATCTTACCAACACCCTGCAGATTTTTTCCTGACATTATTGCTTCAGTTCGTTTCTGCAGTTCAGCATATCTAGGATCGTCGTCCATGATAAACTCATTGGCACCGACTAATCTTTCTTGCGCCATTTGCTTGAACGCTTCTTGCCCTGCTTTGAAGCGTGCTTGCTCAGCGGACACATCTTTCTTATCCTTCTCTAACTGAGCAGCACTGACGGCAGTGGTTGTTTCTTCTCCACCCGTAACAGTAGTTCCGCCAGTAGAACTCTTCAATACCATGCCGCTGGTATCTTCTAGATCGCCATCAGTACCAGCATAGAAATTATCGCCACCGCCAAAGGTCATAGAATTTTCAGCAGCTTCTTTATTGCGCAGTTCTTTAT